ATACTTCCGCAAGAAGTTGGAAAAGGAAACTGAAGACATCAAGAATGCCTTTGCTGAGGGTCGTATTACCAAAGAGAAACATGATGTAACAATTGGTGAATTAAAGGGTTTACGAATGGCAAAAAGTTTGCTACAAGAATCAGCGAAATACATTGAAGATGACAACAACTAAATTTAGTTTAACAGAAGAAAAATTGGAAAAGAATCATCCGAAAGCCGTAGGGCATAGGATTCTTGTTCAAGTTCTCGATGTTCAAGATAAGACACAAGGTGGTATTTACCTTCCCGGTAAAGCCGTGGAAGATCATAGAAGTATTGCTTCCATAGGTAAGGTTATTCAAATGGGTGACGATGCCTATAGAAGGGAAGACATGACTATTCCTTGGTGTAAAAAGGACAGCATGTTATGTTTAGCAAGTATGCTGGACACCGTTTCAAGTACGGCAAGTCCGAACTGAGAATAATGAATGATGACGAGATTCTGGCAATTGTGCCAGATGTAACAAACATTAGCTAAAGCTACACTTTGTAGCATAGACTATACTTTGTTTTATCCGTAGCAAACCGCTACGCATATTTTAACTATAACTTTGGAGAAAGACCAATGCAAATTGTACACGATTCATCGGGTAAGAAAAAGCCGATGCAAGTCGTGGATGATGGCAAGGAAACGAAACTGAAGAAGTTTGATGGTGTTGATGTTCCGGAACAGGAAACACAGGATAACGCTGAGGTGGAAAAAGTCATAGACGATACACAAGCCGTCCATGATGAACAGAAAACAGAATCCACGCCAACGGAAGTTGAAGCTGAATCGAAAGAGCAAGAGACAGTGGAAGATGAAGTTGAAAAACCGAAAAAGAGGAGTGCCTCTTATCAAAACAGAATCAATGAACTCGTTAAAAGAGCAAGTCAAGCCGAAAGGCAACGAAATGATTTCTTTAACAGAATTCAACAGCTAGAAGGTGATCTTAAAAAGAAGAATGTTGTAACGGAGGATTATGCGAAGTTGCAATCTCAATTTTATGATTCACGGAAAGCGAATGCCGAAAAAGCACTAGAGAGTGCTCGTGTAGCACATAAGAGTGCCCATGAAGAAGGCGATTCTGATAAAATGCTTAAAGCTGCAGAAGACATTGCAGAAGTTAAGTACGAGTTGAAGCAATTGGAAAGTAAACAACCATTTGTTGCACCAACTCCCAAACAGTCAACGGCAGAGCAAACGCAGCAACCGAAAACAGCCCAACCTGTTTCACAACCAGATCCTCGTGCACTTCGATGGGCACAGGACAATACTTGGTTTGGAACGGATGTGGCAAAAACTGGTGCCGCTTACGCCATTGATGCAGCTCTAAAAATGGAGGGCTATAACCCATCGAGTGAGGATTACTATTCCGAACTTGACAGAAGGATAGGCGATGCATTTTCACATGAAACATCTAAACCTAGACAGACAGTAGCGGGTGTCTCAAAGACACCTTCCGCACCTAAAAAAGTTCGTATGAATCAGAGTCAGATCGCAATGGCTCGTAAATTGGGTGTGCCAATAGAAGAATATGCGAAGTTCGTGAGGACTAATGACCAATAAAAATATTAAAAGCCATCCGACTAGGGCTAAAGCTAGTCGCAAAATAGTCTATACGCCTCCTAATGATTTGGATGCTCCTAAACCAAATGTAGATGGAATCAAATACAGATGGATAAGAGTAGCCACGGGTGGGGAGGATGATTCACAAAATGTATCCAGAAAAAAGAGAGAAGGATATGAATTTGTGCGGGCTGATGAACACCCAGAATTTGATGCACCTAAACATGAGACAGGCAAATACGCTGGAGTGATTGGTACGGGGGATCTAGTTCTTGCAAAAATTCCGATAGAAATGTCCGATGCGAAAAAGGAATACTTTCAGCAAAGGACAGGTAGACAGACTGAGTCTGTTGACCAGGATATTTTAAAGGAACAACATCCATCTATGCCAGTTCATCAAAAGCGTAGTTCCTCATCAACTGTAGGCAAAAAACCAACAGAATTTGAAAAGGAATAAACTTATTTTGTTGTAGGTGTTTTTTAATAACTTAATACAATAGGAGAAGTATTATGGCAAATGTAGACGCAGCTTTCGGTGCGAAGCCAGTAAGACATCTCACTGGAGGAGTTATTAGAGCAACAGAGTATAAAATAGTCAAAGAATATGCGGCTAATGTTTTTACTGGTGATTTCGTTCAACTTGCAGCTACTGGATACGTCCAAGTAGGAGCAGCGACAAACAGATTACTAGGCGTATTTAATGGCTGTAAGTACACTGCCTCTAATGGCGAAGTAGTCTTCAAGAGATACTGGCCCACTGGAACAGCAACACTAAACGATGGCGATGTCACCGCTTATGTGTACGATGACCCTAATATTGTCTGGGCTATTCAATCTTCAGGTAGTGCTGATTTTGCCGACATCGGCAATTTAGCAGATATTGTTGCAGGTACAGGTAGTACCTCAACAGGTCAATCTGCCTTTGAGATTAATGGCACGACAGGAACGGGTACAGCACAATTGCGAATTCTTGGATTGTATAACGAACCAAAAAATGCCTATGGTACTAATGGCGTGTTAGAAGCAGTTATATGGGAACATGAACTGATCGGACATGACCAAAGTACAGCAGGCGTGTAAGGAATAGGAGAATAAAATGGCTATATCTAGAAGCCAACTCGTTAAAGAGTTGGAACCAGGTCTCCACGCCTTATTCGGTTTGGAGTACAAAAAATGGGAACGTGAACATGCTGAAATATTTTCGGAAGAAAGCTCAGACAGAGCCTTTGAAGAGGAAACTCTACTTACTGGCTTTGGAGCAGCACCAACTAAATCAGAGGGTGCTTCTATCGAATACGACACTGCAGCAGAGCAGTGGACTGCAAGATATGTGCATGAAACTATCGCCCTAGCATTCTCAGTTACTGAGGAAGCTGTGGAAGATAATCTTTATGACACATTATCAAAACGGTACACGGCAGCTCTGGCACGTTCAATGGCTTACACTAAGCAGGTAAAAGCAGCTAACGTCCTAAATAATGGATTTAGCTCTAGTTACCCTGGTGGCGATACGAAAGCATTGCTTACCACTGATCATCCGACAATTGAAGCCGGAGATCAAGCTAATGAGCCATCAACAGCAGCAGACTTTTCTGAATCTTCACTGGAATCAGCGATTGTTTCAATCGGTGGTTTTGTGGATGACAGAAACGTCCCAGTTGCAGTTAATGCAAGAAAGTTGATTATTCCTAGGAATACAGCTTTCGCAGCACAACGAATCCTAAAATCAGAACTTAGGGTTGGTACTGCTGATAATGATATCAACGCATCAAAATCAATGAACATCCTTCCACAAGGATATTCAGTAAATCACTATCTAACTGATACTGATGCTTGGTTCATTCTCACAGACCTAACAGGTTCTGGTCTAAAGATGTTCCAAAGAAGACCTTTAAAAACTTCTATGGAGCCGGATTTTGAAACAGGAAACATGCGTTTTAAAGCCTCTGAAAGATATTCTTTTGGATGGTCTGACTGGAGAGCCGTATTCGGTTCACCAGGAGCGTAATAGAGTACGGATAGAGGGGCGGTTTCCGCCCCTTTATTTTTTTATCTAGGATTAACCGATTATACCAACTGACCTAGCAGACAATCGTAGAAGCGATGGTATGATTTAACTACGGAGAATTATTATGGCTAATACAACTTTTAGCGGTGCTATAAGATCAGAGACTGGTTTTAAAGTAATTAACAAAGCCGCTACTACCGGTGCGATTACAGAAACAGGAGTTAATCTTAACTCAACTGGACAATTATGTGCACTTGGAACTCACAAGTTTCAATCTTTTGCAGGAACTTTAGCTTCAACAGATGCTGCTACAACAGCTTATGGTGACGGCGATGTTCTTGTGGAATTGGGAACTTTAAATACCGATGCACCAGACGACTTAGTAACCCCTTCTAAATTTTTTATTCATAGAGCTTTAATTGGTATTACAACTGCGGCAGGACAAACTCTTGTTGGAGGATTATCTTTAAGTGCTACAAGTGGTACATCTACCAACTCTGCTGTTTCATCTGGAACAGAAATTGTTGGAGCAGGTGTGACTTCATTTAACGAGCAGTTAAGTGCTACACAATCAATTAC